TCAGTCGGTTTGTCACCGCTGCTCAATGATTGCGAGAACATCCGCAATCACATGGCAAACGAAGACAATGATCAAATCAGGATTCGTCCGGTTAATGGTCGTGCCAGCGCATTTCAAACCTCCTTCTCACCCGACGGCTTTCGCACTCGCGAAATGTCCGAACGGATTCAAGTTGGAATTAGATGGCGTCTGGCGAATCTTCACCTTTTCGAAAACTGGCGGCTAGGGTTGACTGTTAGGCCAACTCTATTCTGGGAACTTACGACACTTTTATTCGTGTACGATTATTTCCTGAGCGTAGGTCAGTACCTAGAATTACTCGAGGCCTCAATCCTTAATAACGGAATTGAGTTCATCGATGGGTACGAAACCGAGACCGTTAGAACAGCAGATGAATGGAAGGAAGACTTCTCCGATAACTCCACACCGCTACAGTGGTCGGGCCCCCCGGTTCTCCGGCAAAGGACGATCCACTCTGTGAGTGTAGAGCAACGGAAGGTTAGACGACTGTTTGACAGCTTTCCAACACCGCCTCTTCCCGTGGTTAAAATCCCGAGGGCATCAGGTCCGCTTCTGAATGTTGCGGCCTTGCTTTCACAAATCCTTTCTAGGAGAGTTTCATGATCACCAACATGTCCAACCTGAACTTGATTGACGCAGCGTCTACGCCCGTCACTCATGTTTTCACCCCCGCTTCTCGCGTTGCTGAAAACACTGCCCGTTGGGTGGATCGTGAGCACAATGCGGGCGTCCCGATCGGTTTTTCGACGATCTCGATGTCCGTTAAAGAGCCCACGACCCCTGATGGTGTTTTTCGTGTTAAAGTGACGTTCTCCGAACCCAAGCTGGACCTCACCAATCCGACTGTGCCGCGGCTTCTCGCCAACGCTCGGTTTACTGGTGAATTCATCTTTCCGGGTGTCTTCTCCGATCAGGAGCGTAAGGACGTTGTGAAGAAGGTTACCCACCTGCTGGCGCTTAATGGTGCCGCGCAGCTCGGTGACAACATCTTCACGCTGTCTCTGCCTTACTGACCGGGGACCCTTGCTATGTCTTCTAAGACGATTGATGGCGTTTTTGAGCGCCTATGCAAAGGGGTCGGATCGGATTATAGTCTTGCGTGCCTGAACCTGTACCGTGAGGGCAAGTTCATTGAGTTGTTGAATCACTCAATTTCGGCATCGGACTACGACATTGGCGATGTACACCGCTTTCGTGATGATTACCTCGTCCAGGAATATCTGAGTAAATCGGAGTTTCTGGCTACAGGGATCGATCGGAGGCGGGTTGCCCTCGACAGCTTTGCAGCTGCCGAGACCCAGTGCGAAGCTGCTAACGAGCGGATTAATGCATTTCTCTATCGCAACGGAAGTTGCGACTGGGCTCACGTTTTGTGCGTGGCTCAGCAAAAAATAGAGGCGTGCATCGGTCCGCATCCGAAGTATGCTAAGCTCCTGAACAAATGTCGGTGGGGTAAAGGGTCTACGTTCTCGCTGAAAGGCGAGGACGCTAGACTAGACTACAAGCTCCGTGAGGGGCAAATCAGTGTCAC